CCGGGTACTTTTCGTAGTACCTATCCATTCATCATGGATACGAGGATTTAATCTGCTAGATTTTATATACTATGGGCTAATCGTAACCCTATATATAGAATCTTCAGATCAAGATCAAAATGCAACAATTACAGTACCGGCCATTAGGTCGTTACTCTAATGGTATTGGTTTTTACCAGTACTGCATTGGTGCATTAGGATCGATGTATTTTCCGTATCTAAGGATGTCTAGTTCTGATAGAGGACCAGATATCTTAGATTTGAAGTAGTTATGATCCACATATGGAGTAGCACCCTCTAATTGAGGTGCCCTTGATCAGTGTGATTCAAATTCAAGATTAATCTTTTTAAGACTATTTCTTGATTTGTCTCATAACTTATCAAGTTTTGCTACTTTTACATATGGATCTCTAAACTCTTCAACTAACTTATCAACCTCCTCTATTCTCATGTGAACTATATTATCTATTAAGTCAGTATTACTTAATCTTCCAGAATCCTGGAGGATTTTGTATTTTCTGTTTAACAGATGATATAGAGCATGAGTGAAGGGATGATTCTTCAACATCGAGATCTCTCCTAGTTTCTTATTTTTATAATAAGAAATAAACTTTTTAAAAGTTTGAGAGGCTGATGTAGAGAGTTTCTCCACTTCAAAGGACAAGGAACCAATCAGGATCTCCCGGATAAAACCGGGAATTAGATCACTTCTCGGAACAGGAATATGTTCAGGTAAGTATCTCATGAAGAAGACTCTCATCTCTTCATTTGATGCTAACCCGACAGAATATCTGTACGAGTAGTAGAACTTATAACAATATCTGTTAATGGAAGTTCTTGTTCAGAATCTTCTATTGAACTTGATTTTGTTATATAGTTCACAAATTAGTTCCAATGCACTTCCATTGATGTCCATCCTTGAACGATGTATATAACTCATTAGTTGTTGTAAAACAACTTGTGGGTTAGACACATTATTAAGGATTCCTCTCAATGGAAGTGGGCTGATTTCCACCCCTCTTCTTATCCATCTCTTGGCAAATTCATATGTATCTTTCGATACATGTGATTTTGCTTCAGAGATTTCAACACCTAGCTTGTTCATAATAGATTTATATTTTCTTGCGATTTTATTGTGTTTTATCACAATATCATCACCAAGTAAGATATAATCCTTAAAGTCTGTATATCCACAAAGATATGCAGCCCAGTGAACAACTAGATGGTGAGTTATGGTGAAGGCTGCCCATGAGGAGTAAGCTCCCATAGGTTGTCCAACAACATAACGATAAGATTTACCTTGGTAACCGTAACTACGTTTTACCAATATATTACTTCATGATTCAGCAAATATCTTATTTTTATACATATAAGATAAAAGCTTTTCCTGAAGATGTATTGGAAATCTGTCAGTTGCGGCACTAAGGTCGAGGGAATGAAAGTGATTATTATCCTTCTTTCAGTTATTAAATGGATCCTGAGTATAAGTCCTATCACTAGGGAATTTTCTTAACAAATTAAGAAGATTCTCATGGATAGGTCTTAGTAAAACCTGTGAATTATAGTCAACCATGGCTATAACTCTAAGTTTTAACTCAGCATCATTTATAATTGAAAGTTTCCCACAAAATCCACTTTCAGATTTATATGAAAATAGACGGTTATCTTCTCAAAGATCTTTGATTAGATTACCAAACATCTTCATATATCTCTCTTCACCTATTAAACTAATTCAATAGTTTAATATGTTGTGATGAACATTACTCATGGAGAATAATCCATAAGTACTGTTGAGAGTGGCTTTACCATATGGTGATGACTTACTACTTATGTAGTGAAGTTCATTACTATATTCGGGAATCTTTGATTCTAATCCATTCTTTGATACAAAATCTTTGACAAATCATGAAGGAATTGTATAAAATTTCTTAAGATTTGGCTTAGTTATTGTACTAAAGTCTGGTTTTAGTTTCTTAGATTCCTCTTTTGTGGGAATAACGCTTCTTGTATAATAGAACAATGTCAAGATAGCCCTTAGATCTTTAGAGGTCTTTGGATTATCTATATATTGTTTTAAATACAAGAAACGTTTTGGAAAATAATCTTTCGTTAGGGATACCAATGAATTATTGGATTTAAGTGGTTTTCCACAAATATACCTAGTTATATGGAGTCTTGCGACTTTCATATAATTTATGGCATATTTGATACCACTTTTCATCCTTAAATCATTGAAATCCTTAAGGAAACGGACAACGAATGAAATCTTGATGCTGAAAAGCAGATTAAAGAGCCTTATGATTATAAGTGTTCTTTGATTTGTATTTCTCATCATTGATTTTTATTTGTTAGTTCGACTTTCGTCGGCCAAATTGGAACCGGAGTGGCAGTAATGCCACTGGGGTTTTACCCCCGTCTTCTCTATCCTTT